TGGGGCGCGTATCTGCGTCATGTGGTGGACTATCATGTGGTTCTGGTGGAACCGGACCTGTTGCGGGATCTGCCCGTGACCGATTCCGTTTCCCGCCCCTGACCCCCTGTTCCGGTCTCCACACTCCATCCCTCAATCAAAACGCCTCCTAGACCCCTTTCTGCTCCATTACGGGGCATCCCTGCCCCACCTCCCAACCCCCGCGAGTGGTACTTCCACCAGAGGGTCCAGAAAAACTGCCGCCGCTCGCTGGGGCCGTAAGAGCCCCAAAGAGCGAAGCGGCGAGCAGTTTTTCATCTCCCTAGTAGAGGGAGATTTAGCTCCCTCTAGGGAGTAGAGCAGGGTCCATGGTAGCTTTTGGGTAGGGGGTAGCGAATTTATTATCCTTTTGCTTGCGGTGTATCCGTGCAAGACGTATTCTCTTCCTGCTATGAGTTATCTGGAGAATGGTTCCACGCTTCGGTCGATGTTCCGGCTGATGCCCCCGCAGCGCCACGATGCCGATCCGGATCGGTCTGAGGTCTTGAGGCATATCCGAGAGAACCTTGGGTGTGATCTGGGTCGGGCGATCCGTGCGTTCAACAGCATGAGGAACAAGAAGTCCATGGTGCTGACCTATGACATGGTGCATCGGCAATGGCGAGGGTGTGATTGGGTGCCGCCTGAGGATGCGGACAAGGTTACTCTGCTGACCCCGATCAACGAGTTGAAGCGTGAGCTTGCGTATCTGAAGACGACGGTGCGGAGGCATGAGAAGGAGATTGGCCTGCTCGAACGGAAGCGTTCGGCCAAGCGGAACCAGGAGGAGGAGGAGGAGGAGGTTCCTGCCCCTGCCCCTGAAGCGGAGCAGCAGCCGATCCCTGTGGAGGAAAAGGCTGCTGCTGTGGAGGACAAGAATGAGTGGTTCCGTGCTATGCGCGCCGCCCTCGACGAGGGCGAGGGGGTGTCCTCTCCTTCTTGAGATCGGCCCCTGTGAACGCGAGCGGGTTGTGCTGCTCCCATTGGATGCCGCTGGAGGAGTGCTGGAGGTTGAGGATTGGGGAGTCGAGTCCAGTCCGTCCTCCGCGCTTGCAGAAGGCGATCTGGAAGCGTCTAGGCTTGAACTGGCCTACTTCATGGATGACGGCGATTTCCCGTGCCCAGTTGGCGAGTTCGCTGGAACCGAATCCTGAGTGGGCCAGTTCCATGGTGGTGAGTGGTTCGGCACCGGACTCCTTCCGCTGGGGCTTGGCAACGTGGTGCATCCAGATCCAAGCGACCTTGGTTTCGTGGAGGATGGGCTGGAGCTTGTTGCGGAGGAAGACGCTGACCTCTGACTGGTCGCTGAGATCTCCGCCGAAGTAGGAGAAGAGTGGGTCGGCGACGATGAGATCGAGCTTGGATTTGTGGATGAAGCGGCGGGCGTAGGCGAGGAAGGCTTCGCCGGTGCGGACGGTCTCGGTGCGGAACTCCAAGTGCCTATGTAGCTGGTTCATCTGTTCGATGCTCAAGCGTCTGTGGGTAACGCCCCGAAAGGATTCTGCGAGATCGCCCTTGTCGTTCTCGGCTTGGATGACCCCGATCTTGAGTGGTTTGACCGGCGTGATGCCGAAGAAGTCGAGGCCGAGACACCAGCGGATGATGATCTGCATCATCAGCGAAGACTTCCCGATGCCGGTGCCGCCGCTGATGATCATCGATGAACCGCGAGTGATCCATCGGTTGCCGATGAGGTTGTCCGGATCGTTGGCGGGGTCGAAGAGCAGGAGGTCTTTGACCGTGACGATGGTGGCTTGGTCCTCGTCGCTTTCGCGGGCGGTGAGGTAGTCCTCCCATGAGGAGGCACCGATGGTGGTGGCCAACAGTTTCTGCTGGTGATCGCCGCGCCAAGCTCCTGGGAGGCGGGAGAACCGCGAGGGGTTCTTGTTCTTGGGATCGACGCCCGGGATGGCCCGGTAGATTTCGTCGCGGCGGGCGTCCCATTCCTTGCGGTCTGCGGCGTCCACGCGGACCCAGCCATGGATGCTCTTGCCACCGGAATCGATGAGGACGGAGATGGGGAGATTGGAGTCGCGGAGGAGCTTTTCTTGTTCGGCGCGAGGCTTGTCATCGAACTCGACGAGGACATGGCGATAGGCGGCAACGTCGTTGTCGCTGCCGCTGTAGAGGTTGGGCCGGAAGGGATTGATCCGGACAAACACACCGTCCTCGCGGTCCGGTTTGAGGAGGAGGGAATCTGGTGAATCGAAGCGGCGGATCCATTCCTCGACTGGGAGGAAGGAACCGCTGGTGGCGGGCCTGCCCTCCTCGACCTGCTCGCAGATGCAGACGGTCTCGCCTTGGGCGAAGGCTGCGGTGAGGAACCGTTTGAACTCGCTGTCGGTCTCGACGGGTGTACCGGGCGGTGGCGGTGGCGGTGGCGGTGGGGAGGGTTTCTTGAATGTGACCCGTGAGAGGTCTCCATGCTGAAGGCTGGATGCTGCGTGGAGGAGGTGGCCTACTGGTTTGTCGTGGGGTTTGGTGGCGGCATCGGCCAGTTTATGACGGAGTTCGGTTTCGGTCCAAGGTGGGAGGCAGGTGGAGTTCCAGGCTGAGAGGAGGTTGAAGGCGTCTCCTTGTGAGAGGCTGAAGCCGTGGACGAGGCCAACGGCGGCGGTGTAGGTCTGGTTGTGACCGCCGGATCCGGAGATGGCGGGGGGCACCTTGGAGATCCAAAGTGCGGCTCGTTGATAGGGAGTCATGGGGTTGGGGGACTATTTCTTCATGGGTTTGAACAGGGAATCGAACTCTTCGCGAGTGCGGACGAATCGTTGGTCGCCGCGCTGGTAGATGACGACGCTGCGTTTCATTTCGGCGATCCGCATTTCGGCATCACCGATGAGGGTCACGGTGATGTGCGGAAAGAATCGGTGTCGGTGGGTTGGTTCCATAGGAGTCGTCTGTTTCGTTCCGCTTTCGGGTATGATAGCCATCCGTTTTTCACCGCGTTTGCCACAATCGAATAGGCTTCCTTTCGGATGTTGATATAATCGAACGAGGCTGTTGTTTTCTCCTCCATGCTCATGGGTCCGGGTTTTTTGTATATGGTGCGTTTTTTGTTATTTGATCTCACGTTGTATCTGATAGTGGTATGGATTGGATTTGCGAAAGGACACATGTACAGCGGGTTCCTTTTGAGTGAAGGTTGCATTGAGGGTGATGGACAGGGTTCGCGAGGATATGGTCGGAGAGTCTGCCCGTGAGGCGCACCAAGTCCATGAGACGGATGGCTGTTTCGGCGAGTGCGGTCTCTGGTATTCCATCGTGTGAATTGATTTGGGATGCGATGATGTTGAGTGCGTTGACGAGGTCTTTTGTGGAGGAGGCTGTCATTTGCGTAGGACGATGATCTTGACCCCCGCCCAGGTGCATAGGTCGTGGTAGGATTTGACCCCGAAGTTGGGCAGGCCACCGCCGGGCGGGATTTTCTGGGAGGTGAGGGCTTTGACGAGTTCGGACTTGGAATGGATGTCCATGGAGGTGATGAGGGAGATGTTGCGAGTGGAGAGTCCGTAGTACCAAGCGGACTTGATTTGTTCGCGTTTGATTCCGGTGTTGTAGATCTGGTGGGCGCGTTGGCGTGAGACGCCTAGGCGTTTGGCGATCTGGTCATAGGTGGCACCGTTGGATCGGAGGTCGGTGACGAGCGGGATGGATTCTGAGAGTGGGGTTCTCATTTGGGTGGTGGCTTGGCATTCTTCCGAATCTTCCAGACGCTGGATGGGGCGATGTTGTGGATCTTGGCTAGTTCCGTGCATGAGTAGGAGTGGTGGGCGTTGAGTATGGCCTGCTTGGTTTTTTTGCTGATGCGAGCCCATCGTTGTTTCATGTCTGTTTGGAGGTCATTCGCAAGTATAGATCTTGTCTGAAGTATGGAGTCCAGTAGGCCAGGCGGTCGATGTGAACGATTTCTCGACGAAGATAATCTTGTTCGTGGGTTGGATGGTGAGTCGATCTCCTTCGGTACGGATGAACATGAACTCTTTGGCCTGATCTGGTTGGCGGCTCCAGCCATCTCCGATGGGAGCGGCGGTGAAAAGGTAATCTCCTACGAGGATTTC